GATATTCGCTCTCGTCGTGGTTTGTACGATTACCGTATTGTCTGTGATGAAACCAACAACACTGGTGCGATTATCGACCGAAACGAATTGTGGGTAGACATCTATGTCAAGCCTGTACGTGCTGCTGAGTTCATTCAGCTCCGTGTGGTCATCACTCGAACAGATGCATCGTTCGATGAGGTCATCGGTGCCGTGACTCCAACTAGTTAAGGGAGATTGACCTATGGCTAATCCTCATGTAGAACAGGTCAGAGGTATCGGAGAACCTGCAAGGCAGTATATGTGGGAAGTTCTGATTCCTGGATCTCTTCCAGGTGGTGGTGGTGCAGGAGGTGGAGATAATACCCAGTTCACCTATCGTGCTATGTCTACTACTGTACCTGATAAGGTGCTTGAAGCTTATGAACATAATTTCAAGTCCATCAAAACTAGGTTTGCTGGTAGAGACGCAAGTGCGAAGACGTTTGATATTACTTTCTTTGACTCCACTGACTTGTTTATCTATAAGTCAATGTGGAGCTGGAGTAATTTCTGCATCTCTGCTAAGAAAAGTGAGTATCAGCTCGGATCTATGACTATGGAACTGCAAGATCGTGCAGATGCCAAAATCATGACTGTCAAGTTGATTCAAGTCTGGCCAGAGAATGTCCAGCCCCTCACTCTTGATTACTCCGTGAATGATCCTATCAATGTAGTTGTAACTCTTAGCTACGATGATATGGAGATTGCATAGTATGACACAAGGACTCATCGGACGCCATGTAGAAGAAGAGCACTCTCATGGAGACCCTCTCCTAAAGTTTAGGTTTGAGTGTTTCCTTCCTCCAGTAATAGGATTTTCTGATGTTGATGTGGTATCTCAGAGAGTAGAAAGTATTTCTCCTCTCGTAGATATTGCAATAGAACATGAGAATGCTCCAAGTGCCAATAGTCATTGGTATTTCATGGCTGACGATGATGTCTCAGCTCTTACTTTCACGTTCACTGAGTATGTTGATCTTAAGTCTCTCAAATATATGAGAGCTTGGACTAGCATGATGATCAATAAAGATGGTACATATAACGCTCCAAAGTATTACAAGCGTGATATTGTTGTCATGTTGTATGAACCTGATTTTAGTACGGTGGCTCTTACTATGAGAATCCTTCGGGCATCTCCTAGTAAGGTCTCCGCTACTGAAGTCTCATATGAAGGAAGTGATCCAGTTAAAATTGAAGTTGAGTTTACGTTTGACTCTGTTGAATTCAAATAAATATACTATATTCAAGGAAATTCTATGGAATTAATTAATCCTGATAAATTCAAAGGTAAGTCTGCCTTCTCTATGGAGACTGACCTAATTACCACCGACGCTAATATGCCTGACGGGTATCCGAAAGTCGTTTAAAGTGTAATCCGTACACTGTTGGTCATATGAAAAAACTTGTTTACGCTAAAGATAATCCTGCTTACCTTGGTTTAATGGCAGGAATCATCCAAGAGTGCGTTGATACTAACGTCATGGAATTGTGCATTCCTGATCTCAGCAAACTCATCCTCTATCTCCGTGTCAACTCGATGTCGGGAGAACAAGGACGATACTCTTCATATCAAATGCCGTGCAAGACGTGTGGTCGTAGTCCTATCGTCCAAGTAGATTTCACTGAGTTTGATATCAACTCAATTCCTTCTAGTTTCTTGGTGGAGAAAAAGATCTCCGAAGAGATTACAGCACAATTACCTCGAGTCAAGACTATCATTGATCAGAATGAGTTTGTTCGATCCAATGAGTTGAACGATCTTGACGAACAAGTGAGGCTCATCAAAGAAGGTGATACTTTCGAAGAAAAGAAACTTCTCCATGACTCTGCTAGTCCTGAAGTCATCGTGAAGCTTAGTAAATTTGGTGATGAAATCAAGAATTTTGGTATTATCAATATGTTCAACTTCGTATGTCCAGAGATTGTTGATAAAGAAGCCGGTACTCGGTGCGGAGGAAAAGCGATTATTCGTATACCCTTTCGACACGACTTCTTCCTTCCCGACCTCGTATAAGATTATTTTGGACAGGCAAAACAAGATACGTTGGTATATGAAGGGTATGTCTGATCCACTTGAGACGATGTACTACGATGAGTTTTGTAATTGCTACACGTGGCTGATAGATACTCTTAATGAACTTGATAAGAAAAGGAAACGCTAGTGTCTGCTGACCAAAACAACAATACGGTAAATGAAGAAGTTCTGGAAGCAATTCCAGTAGCTGCTCAGACAATCTCTGGTCGTCTCGATACTCTTGAGGGGACTTCAGCTGATACTCTTCAAGTATCTCGTGATGATCTCAATGAAAAGAAGAAAGAGTCTCGCATTTCCAAGATAAAAGAGAAAGTCAAAGATAGACTCGCAACTCGTGGCGAAGAACTTGGAGAAAAAGCATTAGAAGGTACTGAAGAGACAGGAAAGACTGCAGTTAAGACAGGGGTACGTGTCTTGGCAGAGGGTCTCCTCGGACCACTAGCCCCAATTGTCGATGTTGGTGCTGAACTCATCGGTCATGATGTTGGTGATCTCGTCATGGGAGGTTTCGGGAAGTTCTTTAAGAAGAAAGAAGAAACTGCTGACGAGGATGATCAGACTGCTGAGACTCTCGACTCCTCAGCCCAGAATCTTAATGATGCTACTGATGAGTTCAAGAAAGGATATCAACGTAGTCTTGAAACTGTGAATAGTAGCAACACTCCTGCTGAGATACAGGATGCATTTGATTCCCTATCAGATGAAGCTAAAAAAGGGTGGGCTCAAGCTAATGATGTTACTAATGAAGTCTTTGGTACTGCTGAAGGAGATGAAGAAAGGCATAAGCTCCTCACTGATCTAGTTAATTTTGAAGATAAAAATACAGAACGAGATACTGAGCATCAGGAAGATATGCTCTACGAAACCACGAAGATGCGAAAAGCTATAGAGAAGGGTGGTGGTGGTGATAGCGGTGGTGGACTCTTGGGGACGCTTGGAGCCGCTGGGGTTGCTGCTGCTGTACTAGCTGGGGGTGCTCTTGTTACTTCTCTAACTACGCTTGGTGCCTCTATTTATACAGCAGTAGAGCTTCGTGATAGAGATAATGAAGCTCTCGCAGACCAAGCTAACATAGCTAAGATGAAGAACAAGCTCTCTGAGGATGAAGCAAAACAAGTAGGAATGAATGCTCAGGATATTGCTGCAGGTACCTCTGGTGGTAATCTAATCACTCGTCGAGTCCTTGAACAACAAGGAGATCTCTCTAGTGATCAATTAGGTGCTAAGAAACAAGTAGCACAACGTGAAATGAACGATCTTCAAGGTCAGATCTCACTTCTTGAGAGTCAGCAAAAAACCTTTGTCGATTCAGGTGTCTGGGGTCAGCTAGGTGCTACTCTCGCTAACAATCGATTCACCAGTGAAGATGAAGAGAAGCTCAATAGATTAAAAGAGCAAGAGGTACAGCAGAGAGGTACTCTTTCTAGTATCGACGATGCAGTCTACGTAGCCAAGGAGCGTGAAAAGAAAGGTACTGAGTCTGCAGTTGATACTACACCTATCGAAAAAGCTCTTAATATTGCAGAAGAGTCTGGACTCACGCCCACTACTCAGAGTAAAGAAATCCAGAAAGTAGTACCAATACAATCCGAGGTTCCTACTCCTGATGTTGATAATGGTCTAAAAGAAGTTGCATCAGCGGTCACTAATGTTGGTAATGGGCTAAAAGAAACTACTGCGAAGATGCTCGCATTGGCCTCAGCTAAACCACCTGTTCCAATTCATGCTGGTCTTAATAATCAGATAGATATGATCAGTGATGGTCCTACTGTCTTGGCTGCTTCAGGGATGCTCTCATGACTGCTTCTAATCCAGAAAAAGAACTATTCAAACTGTACATCACTACAAAGGATAATGTACAGGTTGATTGTACAATTTCAGCAGAGATCCTACTAGGATTGACGTCAGAATTCGGTTCTATCTTCGATTCTAACAATGACAATCCTCTTGGAAAGGCACTAGCTTTTACTAAAAAGAAGTACACTACTGTGACCGTTCAGGGTTCTACCCAGATCTGGAAGGGTAGTACTTCAGGTAGTTTCTCTTTCGAGATTTCTCTCGTAGCTGATGAAGATCCGAAAGCTGATGTACGTGACAAGATGATCAAACTGTACAAGATGGTCGTACCTAAGATGGGAGAAGGAACCACAGTCATGGGGCATAAGCTCTCTTTAATTCAAGCACCACAGCCAGTAACTCTCGATATCGAGGGAGTACTTCATCTCCAAGATTATTATGTAACAAGTGTTAGTCTTGCTCAGTCCCACAAGTTGATGAGAAAGAAACCTGGAGAGACACCTCTTCCGATGAAGGCTACTGGAACTATTGAGGTCATTCCGAGTAAGATGATGCTCCAAAGTGATATTTCCAAAATATTCCCGAATGGAACAACCTAATGAAGACTAATAGGCAGTACTTTGTAATTGAAGAGGTTAACGGTGTTTACGAGCAGGATCTGCTGAGTCCATCACTAGCAGTGTTCAAAAACTACATTACTCGTCCGATATCCTACGTACCTTTCAAACCTGAGTATGTTGGTAATCTGGACTTACTTTCGCACCAGTTGTATGGTACAGAAAAGCTCTGGTGGGTAATTGCACTTACCAATGATATTCTGGATCCTTTCGAAACAGAACTTGTTGGTACTCTCTTGAAAATACCTGATATGTTAGATATCAATGACTTCTATAATGATAACTATAAGAGTTATTCAGCTTTTACTGAGTAGACGATAACCTACGAGGAGCTTCCGTGTCAATTGCAGTCAAGACTAAGTTAAGTTTTTTCCTTGAAGTCGATGATTATGTCCAAGCAGACTTGGTCAATAATATCTTATCGTCGTTCAAGTTAGTTGAGTCTACTTCACTATTTGTTCCAACTGCAGAAATCGTCTTCACTGACGATACGGGTATCCTCATTGATAATTATGATAGACTCTTCACAGGGACTCTTGCTTATAATCTTGGGTTTCCTGACAAATTCGGTACTGACAATACCAACAAGTATGAACATTTGTTTTTCTCTCAAAAACCTTCTCAATTATTTACTGGGATGACGACTAACTCCGTGACGTTCAGCTTCGCTACTTGGGATAAAAATGGTCCTGCTCTAATGATGCAAGATCATGTGAGATCCTTTGACGGGGAGAAAGCTGCCTCGGATGTTGTCAAAGAACTAATTGAAGATATGGGTCTCGAAGAAGGAGTTATTGAGAAAAGTCAAGATAAGCAACACTATATCCAAGCTCAGTGGACTAATGCTCAGTTTATCCGATATCTTGCAGAACGTGCAGAATCTAAGGATGGTGTTCGTGGATTTCTCTACTTTTTAGATCGTGAAGGGAAGTTTACTTTTGCTTCTCCTAAGTATCTCTACGAACAGAATAAGGGAGATGCAGTAAAGCTCACTTTCACGAACAATCCTGCTTATTATGAGGACAATAAGACAGAGACGGTCATCTCTTGGAGGTTTGTTTCGAAAGCTCAGTTGTGGTTAACAAGTATGAGTTACGGTAAGATATTCAAGTACTACGATCGTGAAGAATACAAGTATGATGAGGAGACTCTGAAGCTCGTCGATGAGGTATCTAAGTTCAATACAACTGAGTACGCTCTTTTGAATAAAGACTTCGAAAACTACACTAAGTCGATTACGGACAATACCAAGAATGTTGAAGAATTTATGCTAAATACTCGTCCGATGGCTTCTTCAATGGATTTAATGATCATGATTAAGTACAATGAGAATGTCAAACTCGGTGGAGTCGTAACATTCTATATGCCGATTCAGAAGCTACCTGAGCGTGAGCAAGAAGTAACGATGGATATGATTGGTGGTGACTGGATCGTTTGTCAGATCACTCATCTCGTCGATAAAGAATCAATGACGTACTATATGAATCTAGTGGTGACCCGTAGTGGTGTCGCTCAGAAAGAAGCAAAGAAACTAATACAGTAGGATCAATCATGGGTCACGAGAATGCACTTGAATCTTTAAACATGACGCAAGAGATGCGTAAGGTAGAATGGTACGGTACCTATATTGGTGTTGTCCGTAACTCCTTCGATCCCGATGAGCTAGGTCGTGTCAAAGTAGAGGTGCTTCCTATTTTCAAAGATATCAAAGAGATTGATCTTCCGTGGGCTCTGCCAAAATGGGGATTGAATAACGTCAAAATACCAGCAGAAGGAGAAACGGTCTGGGTTTTCTTTCAAGGTGGTGAAATACTCAAGCCTGTGTACGAAAGTGGGGCTCTTCCTGTTAAGAAGATAGGTACAAACGACACAACACCCCCTCAAGAAGCTAAAGATGAAGGTGATCCTCACGAGTGGGAACAACATGAGCTTGGTGATCCTGTCCGTCATCAGAAAGTAGCTGATGCTATCAAGAAAGGTGAAGACGATAACAAAATAAGAGAAGGAAATCCTTGGAAAGAACCGGATATCTTGTCAGCTCCAGAATATCCGTATAATAGTACTGAGATCAGTCCTGGTGGGACTGTCAGAGAGACTGATGATACCCCTGATAACCGTAGAGTTCATCTCTACTTCCCGATGAATGACGAGAATGTCAGTGACGAAGAGCCAGAACTAGGCAAGGGGAATTTTGACACCATGGATAAGGACTTAAATCGTCATCTTCGTATTGTTAAGGACTACTTCCGATATGTTGGACAAAAGTCTATCGAATTTGCAATTAAGCAGATGGTCAAGTACTGTGTTGGTCCTATCCTAATCGAATCTGAGACTTCTCGGATCGATATAGTTGCACCACTAGAAATAAGAGTTGAGTCTAAGAGTCATATATTAATTAAAGCTCCTAAAGTAGACATTAATCCATGAAGGAATGATATATGAGTGCGTCTGACCTACAGATCGGGAGCGTGTACAGTGATCTTGATATGCTCCTTAATAAGAACAATGCTGGATCTTTAAATGTTATTACTGATAACGACTCAGTAGAGCAGTCGATCAACACGATATTACTAACCCCCGTAGGGTCTCGTGTTATGCTTCGTGACTTTGGTAGTCGTCTCGGTGATCTAGTGTTCGAGCCGTTAACGGTAGGTACTGCGATAAAGATTCGTAATGAGATACGTCGAGCTATCACTCGGTGGGATCCAAGGCTTGTTATTACTAAAGTCAATGCAACTATCGATGGTGACAATAGTTCTTTCTACGTAGAGATTGAGGGATACGTTCCTGGTCTATCTGAGTTTACTTATTCTCGCATATTGACGAGGGAGTAATTTTATGTCAATTAGTAGTAGTAGTCTAAGTTCTAACTCAAGTAGCTCAAGCAGTGTAAGTTCTAACTCAAGCTACTCATCTAGTTCCTCTAGTGATAGTAGTGCTTCTAGTGCTACGTACAAGATGGTGGTGAGTCATAATGGTCTTTACATAGATACTTACAATGGTCTCACTAATTTTCTGCTCACTCAAGAGCAGTTTAGTGGATCTGACTACTTCACCGATATAGCACTACTGGGTGGTAATCTTTTGCTACTATACCCAGCCCGTAATACTATTATACGTTATTATGGTCTCTCCTCTGTACAGGTTGACGCTATCCCAATAGATCCTGGGGTCATAGCTATCACTGTTGATAATAGTGGTAATCTGATTACTGCTGACTACAATACCTCTCTTATCAAGGTTCATGTAGGATTCACTACAGCTACTCTTAGTAGCTTCACTGCTGTAGCACCTGCTTCAAGACCTAAAGCTATAGTATTCGATGGTACAAATCTGATTACTGATGGGTTTACGTTAACCGTCTATAATGGGACTACTTCAACAGTTTTGAAATCTCTTCCTAAACTTAGAGTAAAATCACTTGCATTCGATGGTACTAATCGAAATCTGATTGGACTTTACTTGAATAGAGTTGTAGTCTTTCATGGAGTTTCTAGTAAGATCCTAGAACAAATTGAGTTAGACTATATTGGTCAGGGTCTGACTTACACAGACATACCAACTGCGGGTCAAAGTAGTCGATCCTCTAACTCCTCCTCTGCACGTAGTAGCTCAGTAAGTAGCTCCTTCTCCTCTTCTTTATCCTCTCTCTCTAGTACGAGTTCTTCTAACTCATCTTATTCGAGTAATAGCTCCTATAGCTCCTCTAGCTCCTCATCATCTTCATCCCAGTCTAGTAACTCCTCTAGCTCTAGTTACTCTAGTGGTAGTATCCAAGTTGTTGCTGGTCAGAAGTATAATGTAAGTGCTTATCTATGGAAAGATAGTATTGACGGTAACTTTGATGCGGGTGGAGAATTACGTCTTTTTACTAGTGGTCTCTGGTCAAATGTCAAGCCTCCTACAGAGGACTATACCTCTCTACCTACAGTGGGTTGGTACCAAACTAGTTTTGGTGGTGGTGGTCCTCAGATGTACTTTGATATCTTCTATAGAAATACGATAGATTATGTACAAGATCATTCTGATCCAGACGTATCGTCAGCTAGTTATAATTTTGGAATAAGTAGTCTCTATAATAGTACTCACTGTAACATATTCACTCCTGGAATCACAGGAGGACTCACTACGTTTGAGTGGTACCTCGATAATGTCCCATCTTCTCCTCTAGCGATAACGTTTGTTGTAGAAGTGAGAGAAGGTGATGTAGCAGGTGCAGGAACTCTTCTCTATACTAACTATAAGACAATACTCCCTAGTTATGCTAACTCTTGGGTTAATATGCTTGGACCTAATATAGTCGTACCAAGTAGTAGTAGCTCTAGCTACTCTTCTTCTCATAGTAGTACTTCTTCAAGTTCGTTAAGTTCTTCCTCTTCCTCTGATACCTCTAGTACCTCTTCCTCATTATCCTCTAATAGTTCTCTCAGTAGTTCTTCGAGCTCTATTAGTTCTAGTAGCTCTAGTAGTCTCAGTTCTAATAGTAGCTCATCTATCTCCTCCAGTAGAAGCAGTAGCTCATCCTCATTCTCTAGTTCTACAAGTAGTAGTTCTAGTGTATCAAGTTCAAGTAGTAAGAGTTCTGTATCTAGTAGTGGTAGTTCCGACTCGAGTAATCCAAGTAGTAATAGTAGCTCTTCTAGAAGTAGTCTTCCTGATGACCATGTTAAGGTAGCTGTCTCTCGTTGGCTCCCAGAAGAAACCTACCTTACTAATAATAATATTCGTCAGTACTCTGATGCAGTTGGTTGGTTGATGCAGGATATCTTTAATGATACATCTACTCTTCCAATCCAGAGATCAGTAACAGAAGTACCTGCTGAGTACCTCACTAACTTAGAATTATCTTTAGGACTAAGTGCTCAGCCTGAGTGGGATGAGGATCGTAGACGTCGTCGTCTATTGATAGCTTCTGATCTAATTAGAATAAAAGGAACTATCTCTTCTTATGAGTATTGGTTCTATCTCTATGGAGTAAGTGCAGACTTATACGATCTTTGGTCTGATGACTACTGGGTCTTTGTTCCTGAAGAAGATATCTGGAGTGACTCATACTATCCTACTCCTCACTATGTTCTCCGTGTCTATCTTACTCCACAGAATGAGTTCATCAGAGATGAAATTGCACAACTCCAAGATACATTCCTCCTTGAGTCTGAAGGATATACTATCGTAGGACCTACTGTCTCAGGTACTCTAAATGAAAAAGTACTAAAAGAAACTATCTACGTAGCTGCTGATGTTGTAGCAGTAGGGTGGGGAATCACTTATCATGATGATGGTGTAGGAGGATTCCTCGATGATAATGATCTTCCTGTAATAGGAACTCTCGATTATACTACAGGAGTCTTCTCTGTTACCTATACAAATAATGTAGTGAATACTCCTAAAGTCTCTTATCATTATGATGGTAGAGTCTACGGTGATTATACTCTTGCTGAGATCAATACTCATCTCCATGAAGGCGTACAACCAGCTGAGACTCTTCATGAGTACTCTATGTTTGATGGTGAGATGATCGATCAATATCGATTCCGTTATTCAGACGCTCTCTTTACTGACGCTACGAATTATTGGAGTTCTAGTAGTTCACTTAGCTCTAATAGTAGTGCAAGTTCTCGTAGTTCTCTGAGTAGTCGATCTTCACTTAGTTCTTCTTCAAGTAGCTCAAGTAGTGTATCGAAGTCTTCCTCAACCTTCAAGCTCAGTATTAACTGGCCTACGTGCATCTGTGTTGATATCACTGGTAATTGTTGTGATAATATTGGTGGTTCAAGTAGTAGCTCCATGACACCTACTCCAACACCTACTCCTACTACATCTACTCCTGCTACTTCTACTCCTGCTACTTCTACTCCTGCTACTTCTACTCCTGCTACTTCTACTCCTGCTACCTCAGGTGGTCTTACACCTACTCCAACACCTACATTGACTCCTACTCCAACTCCGACTCCAACTCCGACTCCACCTCCCTCAGCTGCTCCAACTTCAACACCTACTCCTACTCCAACTCCAACACCTACATTGACTCCTACTCCAACTCCGACTCCTACTCCAACACCTACATTGACTCCTACTCCAACACCTACATTGACTCCTACTCCAACACCTACATTGACTCCTACTCCGACAGTGACTCCTACACTTACTCCTACTCCGACTCCTACTCCGACTCCTTTGTGTGGTGCTGGTTGTGATCTTGAGAATCTAGATACTCTAGCTGAAGATGGATATAGTTGGTTTCTCTTTCTGGGTAATTATTTTCGAGAGGTTTCTTTTGAGAACGCATGTGCTAGATCCGTTACTCCTGGTGAACAGATATGGAAGCTTGATACCACTACTCCTTATTATGTTAAAGAATCAGACTTTGGTGTAATAGCTCCTGGAGATGTACAGGTTAGACTTAGTCCAGCTTTAAATCCAGATGGTGGACACACAGGTTGTGGTCAATGGGATAGTTGGGATGATCCAAATTATAAAGGTTATGGAAGTCAAGGAACTAGTGTCACCATTAATCTCGGATATCTGGTTTTCACAGGAGCTCCTGATTACCTAGAGTTCTGGACAACTTGTTCATCTGATACTGTTACAAGACCTAGTTTAATATCAGCAGGATTCTGTCCGATACCTACTCCAACCCCTACTCCTACCCCGACACCTACTCCGACTGTGACACCTACACTGACACCTACTCCAACGGTTACTCCGACTGTGACACCTACTCCAACGGTTACACCTACTCCGACACCTACTCCGACAGTGACTCCTACACTTACTCCGACTCCAACTCTAACTCCTACTCCGACAGTGACTCCTACACTTACTCCAACTCCAACTATAACACCTACTCCAACTCCTACTTCAACATCTACTTGGCCATTACCTCTTAGTTGTACTGTTGGGTGTGTTGACTACAATATTGCTAATTATGGGTCTTGGGGTGCCTGTGATAGTCGCTCTTTCTGGTGTATGGATGATTTTTGCCCAACTAGTTGTTATCAGTCGTCTTACTGTACGCAGGATGGTACTCTGCATTGTTGTTGTACTACTTAATTTATACTACATACTGTGATCATTATATTCTAATTTTTTTAAGGAGAAATAAGATGGATGAAGTACAAGAGAAGTTACTAGGTTGTTCTACTATGGAGAATTGTTTCGCTTGTCGGAATGACGAAAGGGTAAGAAAGAATGTAGAAGAGAGACTCGGTCATGAGATTATGTGTCCTAAGAATATAGCAATAGGGACTCCTCTTAGTCAATTTTCCGATGTGACTAAGAGTACAACTATAAAGAGAAAGATTCAACAAAAAAGACAACCAGATCATAGAGAGAATATTATTAACTCTCTCAATCAGATGGAAGAGAAGATACCAGTAGAATTGAAAGAGGAGTTCCTCATTATGAAGAGTATAGTCCTCCCTAATACTAAGACACCTAAGTCATGTATTTTCGGTGGAGATGTAGTTAGTGAGTTTGATCTCCACTGTTGTGGTGGTACAATTACTCCGACTGACATCTTTGCTTGTGATCTTCGTGATGTAACTATTGAACGTCAATGTAACTTGTGTGATTTATATCATCCTGCTATGGAAGAGAAAGAAGAGGAACAAACTAATGAATAATGTTAAGACTACAGACCATTATTCTTATCATCCACAAGGATTTGTAAAAACACGATCAACTCGTTATGATGTTAATGGAGAGATCGTAGAGGTTCTGACAGGAGGAAAGAATAATCTTGTTGTAACAACCTCAAGAAACTCTTTTGCTTCTCTCTTGACAGATCCTAATGATGATCGATATATCATCAGATACTTTGCACTAGGAAGAGGACATCATGCAGTTGGTGATCCTAATATTCCTGTACCTCCAGTCCTCTCTGATACTGCACTAGAGATAGAACGATTCAGAAAGAATTACACTAGTGCTTCTTATCCTAGTACTATATCTGTTGAGTATTATACTCATATAGGTCTTACAGAAGCTAATGATTATCAATGGTACTCTGAGTGTGGTCTCTTTTCTGATGAAGTAATGTTTTCTATCAATGTACCCTCTTTAGGTGCTTGGAAGAAAGATGACCATATTGAGATCGATTTTTGGTGGAGAATGGTGTTTTGAATTATCTTAGACAGGAGAAGATTTAATGGTATTACATCAATACGACTATGACTACGTACGAGAAAAGTTACTACAGCTTCTCCTTGAACAAGTCGATAAGAATGATCCTGAATATCCTGTTTGGAAGGATATCTGGGAGAGTTCAACAGGTACTGTGATCATTGAACAGACAGCTGCAGCTGTTGATGAGCTTGGATACTATCTTGAACGTCGAGTAATTGAGAACTATCTCAATACTGCAATCCTTAGGTCTTCTATCTACAATCTAGCTGCAGGTCTCGGGTATCTCCCAGCTCGTCGTCAATCAGCGAATGGTACTGGAACTGTTAAGTTCAAGGAGCCTCTCACAGAGACATTATATCTAACTGCAGGTGCAGAGATTACTGGAGCTAACAAGCAGAATGTGACTACGTTTGACGATTACACGATAACTGCAGGTGGAACCTCGATAGGTACTGGTACAGGAGTAGATACTCACTTTACTGTAACTCTTGCCGAGATGGAATCAGAAAGTCTCAAGATACTTGTTGATGGAGTGGAGGTTGCTACTGATGACGGTTCTGGTACTATCTTTGGTGCTACTGTCATCGGTACGATCGATTATGATACTGGTGCTCTCGATCTCTACTTTAGTACCTCTCCTATCTTAGGTGCTAGTATTACAACTACCTATATTCAGACATCCTCATTCAATGTGTACCAAGGAGATCGATTCTCTATCCCATTTACTGTCAGTGAGACTGTTAACTATATTGAGATTGATAAGAACTACCCAGATATTAGTGAATACTACTTTGAGGTCTTTGTATTAAATACCGTTGATGGTACCTCCTTTGTCTATGATCAAGCAACTACAGGAGAACCTCATGCTCGTCCTACTGATCGTTGGTATTGGCCACGATATAGCTTTGGTGATAAGCTCCGTATTTACTTTGGTAGTGACGGATACGGACGTAATCCTTTCCAGGATGGTAATCAGATACAGGTAAATCTGATTGTTACTGAAGGGGTCAGTGGAAATACTGTTGCTGATCTTGTGACTAAGTTTACTGACGGTGGTCTAACACAATCTGATGGTGACTTGTTCTCAGATAATGACTTTACACTTACTCTCAGTAATATGGTGAACGGTAGCGATTATGAGACTCTCGAATCTACTCGGACTAATGCGATTAATCTCTATTCTACGGGACTCCGTGCTGTCACAAAGCTCGATTATAAGTACTGGGTTGAATCTGCTACTGCTGTATCAAAGGCTAATGTGTGGGCAGAAGAAGATGTAGTTCCTCCTAACCTCGAGATGCGGAATACTGTTAAGTTTACTGCAGTTGATACTGATTGTGTAGATATCGATGCCTCTCGTACTCATGGTTACTGTTATGTTACTGAATCAGTAGTAGGATCAGGTATCTGGGATCATGTTACTGATCTTACTACTAATATGGTCACAGCAGCAGTAGCAATTGGTGATGCCATTGTTATTGGAGGATTCTATAAGAAGGTAGCAACAGTAGCTCCTCTCGGTGATGTGTACACTGTTCTTATCGATGACCCATTCGACTATGCGTTTACATTGAGGAAGACTTATCATATCTCTCCTAATAATCCTCCAGCATCTGAATTTATCCGTGGGGAGCTCGCTAACTACAAGACGATCACTGTCCGTACTGTCTATGAGACTCCGATCATTGTACCTATTGAACTCTACATTCAGATAGAAGTAGAAGAAGGATATGCTGTTTCTGAGACTATTACAGAAGTGAAGAATACTCTAATCGATACCTTCTATCCGACATACTTTAACTTCCAAGACCAAGTAGCTATTAGTCCATTTTGGGACATCTCTACTGACGTCGATGGTGTTAAGACTTGTTCTATTAAATGGAAGATCAACGGTGACTGGGTTACTGAGAACTACTTCTCATTAACTGGTGGAGAGACTTATCGTCAGATTCCAACTCTCCATGACGTTCATATGTCAGAAGCTGGATCAGTACCGAGTTCCTCAAGTAGTTCTAATCAATCTTCAAGTAGTTCTGGTATTGAAGGTACTCTTGCTCAGAACATCATCTCACTATCTGAAGCAACCATGACCAGTCCAGAAGCTCGTGGTGAGTCTTTCCGTCTTGATCAACGGTCTCTCATATCAAGTATCCAAGTATGGATGTCAAATCCGACGAGTGCAGTAGGCTCACTCCAGATTCAAATTATGGGTATGTCTGGATCTCTCGGATCTTCTGGGATTCCTGATGGGATTATCTATGGTGTATCAAGTGTTGTTAACTTACTGAGTATAGGACCTACTGCAGGATGGGTAGACTTCTCCTTTACTCCACCTCTCCGAGTCTTTGATGGAGACTATACTTTTGTAGTGAAGTCAGTCGTAGATGGTACTATCATCAAGATAGGATTCTCTACTGATAACTACATCGGAAATCTTATCTTTACTCCAGTCGGTGTAGGTACTCCTTATCAAGCAAACTCTGCTGCTGATCTTACTTTCCGTATTCTTGGAGGAGTCGCTAGCTCCTCTAGTAGCTCCTCTAGTAACTCAAGCTCAAGTTCGAGAAGTAGTTGGAAGCTGAGCTCTGCGAGTAGTATCTCTGTAAGTTCTTCAAGTAAGTCTTCTCTCTCTTCAAGTAGTTCTTCTAGATCTAGTTCTTCTTCTAACTCATCAAGTAGCTCTGGGAATTCTAGTGTCTCTTCTAATTCTTCAAATAGCGCAAGTTTCTCTAGTGACTCTGCTAATTCTAGTTCTCTAAGTTCAAGTAGTTCTCTTAGTTCTAGTCTCTCTTCTGAGAGCTTAAGCTCAAGTAGTTCAGTAAGTTCTGTGTCGAGCAGTACTAGCTCCTCTTCTGACTCTTCAAGTAAGTCTAGTACCTCTAGTAGTTCTTCTAATTCATCTAGTACATGAATTTATACTCTGGAGACTCTGATGTCACTTAACGTTGAGATGCGAGAAGGTAGAATGAAGGTCAATGTTACTGGATGCGACAGTTGCATTTTTTGTGAGTATG